GCGGCCTCTCTTACCTGCTTTATTTCCGCGCCTTCTTTTGGCACGACTGGCAACTGTAACATTGACAGATTTTTGGGGTGAGTTTCGAACTTTACGAGCTCTAGCTCTCCTTTTCTTTTTAGGAGCAGCACCACCACCAGCTACCATTCTTATAATGGCAGCTTTTTCTTTTTTAGACATTTGAGACATCTTTTAAACCGCGCCGGTTTAACAAGGACGCCTTTGGAAGATACCAAATGTCAAGTTTAAAGATTAAACTAAATTCCTCTACAACTTACACTCCAAGAAGAGATCTGACAGAAAAAGGCCATCAAATCTACTATTCCCAGATTCGGTACCGCTAAAGAAAGCATCAATATCAAACACACTAGGTGTTCCTACCAATGCATAACTCGCGATAGCGGGGTCATGTAAGTTGTTTCGTACTAAATCACTTGAAATTAGGGCACTATACGCGCTATAGAAAGTCTCAAAATGGTCCGAAGGACGAGACATAACCATCAGCGTAAAAGCCTTTCCAATATGTTGGGAGAGTGATAATTCATCATTCTCATAGACCATAGTAGTTGCTAGACGTTCAACATCATACAAAGGATACCACAATCCAGACGGCATCTTCTTAAAAGAAGCACCAAGGAAGCTCAGGGTGTGCAAATCTGCATCCAAACCACCGAAAAAGAACTTTAATTTAAGTCCATAATTTCCCAGGTGTTCCGCGAGAAACTCAGGATCAGTCATAAGACTGAACTCTTCATCAACGGAAAAAACATTATCGTCACCATAAAGGTTAACTAATTGTTCACGAACAAGTGAAAAAGGAGGTGATTCGCCATGCTTCTTTTTGTAAGCAGCATATAGTCCAGCGGCGAAAATAATTACGTGGCCAAAGATATTATCCCGAGTGGTGCACCCAGATCCAGAGGCGTTTCCATAGTCTTTAGTAATAACACTACCATTGTTCAGCTTCAAGATGAAGCGACAAGTGTTTTCAACAGTCCACAGAAACTCTTTTATCTCCGAGTCGGGTATACCGCACCGTTTTTGCATAACGGAATACATATCTTTCAATAAAGGGAGAAACTTATCCCAGCCAGATACATCATAGCATCCGCGGTATCTCTTTTTGAGAAGTTTCTGGGCAAGTCTATCAAACCCACCCCCATATGGATTAAATCCATAGGCCGACCATTCATATTGCATCAAGCGAAGGGAAATTCGCTTTCCAAATTTCAGTTGCGAGTAAAGAAGTTCAAACGCAGGTATTTGAAACAACCTGATCTTATTCTCCTTTATGTCAGCAGATCCTTTAAACTCTATCTTTCCAGATACATTCCAGATAGGAAGAGTGTCGGTACGATCTTCAAAAAGTGTATCGGCAAGAGCTTGGACAAGCTCTTCTTTAGATCTAAAACCAAAATAAGTATGAGGGAAACCAGGACTTTTGGTCCAGTCTATGTACTCACATATCTCTTCAGACGTGGCTACACAATCAGCCATAATCTGTGAATAGTAAGTTTCAAAGTACAACATTCCAAATATATGAGATTCTGTTCCC